CCAAATGTCAAGCTTGCCATTAAAAGAATGCCTCCAGACTTGCTTGTGGTTCTGACTTCCAACCAACGGCATCTAGTATAAACCTCATAGGGTCTAAAAATGTCTTGTCAAACATAACATCATAGTCAATGTAAGGTTGTAATTTAAACTCTTTTGGTAATGTACTAATATAACTGATAACATCAAACTTAAATGGGTTTGCTTCTTTTAGTTTTAGAAACTTAATCTTATCACCCTCTTGTATATAAGGATACTTTGTACCTAATTTAAATTGTTTTAGTTGATGATTATATATCAACGCACCTTTGACATGTATTGGTGTGCCTTTGATAAAGATACTGCTTGATGACATATACTTTTTAAGATTGTTACAACTTCTAGGAAAGGCAATAGCTTCAGGTTCTAGTTCGTTAAATTCTTTTCTAAAGTCTGCAATAAATTTATGTAGATCATCCTCTGTTTTACCCATAATAATTTTAATTGCTTCTTTAATTTTACCACGACAAACTTGTGGTGTGCTAGACTTGACTGCTTCTATGCCCATAAGTTTTAACTTTGGATCTGCAAGTCTGACGCCTTCTTCGTCTAGCACGTTGAGCATATATCGTTTCTTAGCAACCCATATACCCTTGTTAGCAATAACTTCTCGTTTCATCACCATACAATTTTTAAATGCGTTAGTGTAAGAAGCTAATTCATCAAAACATTTTGCAATATAAGGTTCGATTTTATTATCACACACCTTACCAATAAAATCTGTAATTTGTTGGTCATCTTTTCCTTCACAAGTTTTTTGTACTAACTTATCAAGTGTAACATAGATACTATCAGTATCAGACGCAACAATATAATCTACTTGACCTTTTGTTTGTAATATATTGTTTAGATATTCGTTAACTTTCTTCTCAATAAATCTAATAATAAATTGACCAGCAGTTGTAATACCACTTGCCTGTCTTACATCATAATATCTAAAGTATTGATTACCTACTGCACCATAAGCTGAGTTCAATGCAATCTTTCTTGCCCATTGAATATTATGACACCTTGCAATCTCTCTTACAAGTTTAGGGTCTTTTGTTTTTTCATATTCTTTCTTTGCCTTTAACATACGTTTCTTATAAATGACACGTTCATTGTACATTGTTTCCATCATTTCAGGTAAGAAACCTTGACTATCGTTTTTAAATTTTGCACCGTTTGGTGTTAGACAAGCACCCTCTGTTTGAAGATAATTAAGTGGTACTTTCATATCAATCATTTTATTTACATTAACACCATGTGAAGATTCGCCTAGTATTTTTTCAGGCGAAATATTATATTGTATAATGATATGTGGATATAGTGAATTGATATCAAAAGAAGTTACCCATTTATGTTGACCAACTGTAGGTTCTTTTACATAAGCACCCTCATATTTTGTTTCTTTACTATGTTCTTCCCTTGGTGGCACACATATATTTTTCTTCATCAAATGGTTTGCGATCAAAGTATCCCACACTCTAACTTGTGAAAATATATCATCATAATTACTTTACTTTCATAAGCTACAGTTAATGACAAGTCAATAAGACCAAGTTTGTCTTCTAATGCGTCAACAATTTCAACGTCTTGTATATTGTAATCAACAAATGATTGAAAGTCTTTTGTGTACCAATCTTTAAATGTATCATAACCTGCGTCATCTTTACCACGACCAAGTTCTAATTCACCAATGAAATCTAGTTTGTAACTTTCTTGTCTTGCTGGTATAAACCATTTGTATAAATCTAAGTAATCTAAATTAACAATACCATATAATTGATAGATAGTTTGTGGTCTACCTCTTACATGTATTTCCTCTCTATTGATTAGATTCCAAGGCGACATTCTATTTGCCACTTTATCTCCAGCTAGTAATCTAATTCTATTCATCAAATAAGGCAAGTCAAAGAATTTAGTATTCCAACCTGTAATAATATCTGGATATTGTTTAATCCAGAATTTCATAAATTCAAATAATAATTGTTTTTCGTTTTTACATTTTATGTAAGTTACATCTGATCTATCAGTTTTAAAATCACCTACACCCCAAGTTATAATCTGTTTGTTAGATTGATTTTTTACTGTAATACAAAGTAACTGTTCAACAGGATTTTCCACATCAGGAAAACCGCCTTCACAAGTTGTTTCAATATCTAATGTAAATATTTTAATTTGATCTTTGTCCCATTTGATATCTTCAGGATATTCTGAACCGATATACTGATAGTGATATCTTTCTAAACCAAATATAGGGGAGTTTTCTGTAGCTGTATCTCTTTTAAATCTTCTAGCGTCTTTGATTGTTTTAAATTCTATAGGTTTTAGAAACTGACCTTGTAAAGTTTTATATTGTGAATGCTCTTGTGTTAATGCATAAAGAGTAGGACCAAAGTCAATCTTTTCCTTGTATTCTTTACCATTGAGAATACCACGTATCAATAATTTACCATTATGTTCAATTACATTTTTATAAAAGTTCACTTGACCTCAATTCTACAACCATACCATCTAGTTCTTTTGTTAATTCTACTTGACAACCTAATCTACTTCTACCATCAATAAAATCTTTTTCATATTCTAATAATTCAATTTCAGGACTATTATAATCTATTTGACCTAATTTGTCAACCCATTCACCTGTCAAATAAACATGACAAGTTGCACAAGCACAAGTTCCACCACAGGTAGCAGGTATCTCTTCTATAGGCACATGACTATGAAACTTCGCAGCTTCCATAATAGTCGTACCTTCAGGTACCTCTACCTTTATTTTAGAGCCGTTTCTAACAAAGTAGATTGTTACCATTAAACTTTTGGTACAATGTTCTCTGTTATTAGCTCTGATTTTGGTGTAATGATGTTACTTGTATTTGCCGTGTATGAAGCTAATATCTCGTCTTTTGGTTTTACACTAGTTACCACTTTGTCCTGTGATATTGTGATTTTGTCTTCACTCGTATAGGGCATATACGGCGTCATCATCAAACTTACAGGTTGGCCTGGTGCTTTCTGTGTGGGAATAATAACACATGGTTTGTTTAACACATAATTACCCATTGTGTCTTTTTCGACTTTAGATATTACATCTTCACCGGTTGTTAATCTTAATATTTTTGTTTCCATAATTTACCTTTCACTATAATATAACACAAAATTGACAATTAGTCAATGCTGTATTTGGTTGTAATAACATATTTTCTTTGAGGATTGACCATAACGTTCAATCTATTCATAAATGCACGGTCCATAAGAATTAAAGTTCTCTCATCTCTATCGTCCAATGTGAATTCCACGTCATTATAGACGCCTCCAGCAAACTCCACGTCTAGCTTCACAACGTATCTGGTCTCGTCATAATCACGTAATCCGCCTACGGAAATCTCTTCCTTACGTACAATTTTAGAGGTTATAGTCTTATCTAACAAAGTCCATGTTATTTCATTTCCATTAATTTTATACTTGTCTGCATGTATAACTGGCATGCCAGAGTTACCAGTATCAAACTTAGCTACAATTTCTCCAAATGGTTTAATGGTGACCACTTCTTTATACCCACATTCTGTAGGTACGGAAAATCTATTCTCTTTATTTGCGAAGTGTTGTATAACTTCTTTTGCAATATTCATACCAGTAGCGTCTTCAATACCCTCTGTTCCTGGAGAAGAGTTAACTTCTAACATAAACGGTGGTTCTTTTGTTCTATTTTTACTTGGTATAAAATCTACTGCCGTCCAAAAACCACCTACTGCTTTTGCGGCTTTTAAACTTTCTTTTATTTCTAATTCTGTTAATTGTATTTTTTCTGGTTTTGAACCTTGTGATACGTTTGATCTGAAATCTCCTTCAATAACTGGTCGTTTCATAGTTGCTAATACTTTACCACCTAATACTAAAACTCTCACATCATAATCTGTTTTGATATATTCTTGTATTAATAAATCTGAGTCTTCATCTTGTTTATGTATTAACTGTATAATAGAATCTAAACCTTTAGCACTATCAACAAATAAAACACCAACACCTTTACTACCTCGTAAAGTTTTTAAAATTAATGGAAACTTTATATCAGAGTTATCAACAATCTCATTTGATTTTTCTGGATCATTTATTAGAACAGTTTTTGGTTGTGTTAAACCATAATCTGCAAGTCTAAGTGCTGTTCTATATTTGTCAGCACACATATTAATCGTTGTTCTAGGATTAATAACAGTTACATTAGCTCTTTCTAAAATGGATACAAAATCCATCCAGCTATCTTTCCTTGTAATACTACCACGTATAATAGCAACAGTATTTTTATCTATATCGAAACCTTTTTTATCATCTTTGTTATGAAATTTTCTTTGTCCGTTTTCAAATGTAGAATAACCACCAGTAAGTTTAAACAGATAGTGTTTGTAACCTAACTTATCACATTCTTCTTTTAATCTATCAGCAGTATGAAATGTTTTTGCCTGTTCTGGTTCGTCTGTAATAATTAACAAACGCAAAAAAGGTTTATCACCTTTAGCTTCTGATATAAAATCTGTAAACTTTGGTACTTGCATTATTCATTAACAGTAGCGGGTTTTTCTTCCTCAACAACTTTTTTACCAATATTATATTTGGCTGTTAAGTTCCACTCTTTCTTTTCCTTAAAAGGTAAAACTTTTATTTGACTTAATGGTGCTTTGTTTTCTGCTTCAGTAGGTTTTACTATATCAATTAGTCCCCAATCAGATAATAAAATAGCAATTGTGTTTCTTCTTTGAATATCGTTTTCAACTAAAGTTGCTTTTTTACCATCTAATGCAAAAAGTTCCTTAAAGTGTACTATGTAATATCTACCTTGTTTATGTAAAATATGACATGATTGATAAAGTGTTTTATCTTTTCTACTTGCTACACCAATTCTGGTTAGTGTTTCTCTAATTTTTAAAAAATCGTCTGGTTGTTTGATAGTTACCTCTAACATACTATCAGACGACCATGATATCTCTTCATTCATTTTTTGTTTCTCCCGCCTTTATTTAAAGACTCTTTTATATGTTCAATTTGTTTATCCGTTAGTATATCCAGAGCTTGTTTTGCTTTAACATTACTGTATCCATAATACTCTTTCACATACTCCATATCTCTCAACTTGGCTTGTGATAACCACTTACCACCAAATCGCTTCTTTTTTCTAATACTATTTATGTAAAAGTGAAACTGTAATTTCTTATCTAAGAAGTGGAAACCATTCATTTCATTGGCAGCTGCCAAGGTATCATAATGCATGGATAAACATTTATTGATTATAAAAGGCGGATACTTTTTAGTCCACGTTTTATCTTCCGTATCTAATAAATTCTCTTTTGTAAAATTAATTGCATTTAAATAATCTTTCAATTCGTACATAATAACCTCAAATAAATTTAGGACCTTCTAAAAAGAAAGCCAAGCTTTTTCTTACACCAGATGTTACCGGTTTTACTCTATGTAATATATGGGATTTAAATAATATAATATCTCCTGGTTCAGAAAATTCTTTAATGTGTGTAATCTCACCTGTGTTTAATTCAAAATCACCACCCACATAAGGACTATCTGATAGATTTACCAAAGCAGTTAGTTTTAAATCATACTTGTCCTCAGACGTAGCTGTATCTACATGCCAATCGTATCTATGATTGTCATTGCCTGAGTATATGTTATAATTGATTGTCTTATATAAGTTTATTTGGTGTAGATTATAACCAAAGTATTTGCTGTTTACATTTAATAATACGTGTTCAACATCTTCCATAACTGGTCTTAGTTGTGACCAATATATTATTTTATTAAGACTATGTTTGCCCGAAGCTCCCATGTCTTCAGGTTCTTTAAAACCTGTATTACAAATCTCGTTAATCTCACTTATTCTTTCTTTGTTAAGAAAGTTCTTTATATAATAATAATCCATTATCTATTTTCTAAATCGTTTTCTTCCCATATAGTGGTCACCTGGCTCATAATTCCATCGTTTTCCATGATGTCCTCTTATATCGGCATAAAACATTCTTAAACGAACAATCAAAGTTCGCAAGAGCGATTTTCTTGCCATCTTTTACTCCCTTTATATC